CCATTCAAAATAGCCATAGCTTCTTTCTTCATTTGATTGTACAATTTTTGTTGTTCTGTAGATAACTGTATAATTCTTTTCATATGTGTGTATGGCGGAAGATCTAAACATTCTTCTTTTAATATACGTGAAGAGAAAGGTTTAAGTTTTTCTGCTAATTCATCTAGGTTTTTATAACCAACAACAAGTTGAAAAGATCGACCACCAAAGTTTGCTGTCTTAAGTTTTGCGTACCTTGTTCTAAAAGCATAATAAGAAGAATAGTCTAATAAGGTTGGATCTAAAAATTCACATTGCTTAAATAAATCTAAAGGTGATTTAGTTACAGGAGATCCTGTTAATATTCTTTTGTATTTAGCTTGTTCACCTAATGTAACTATATTTTTAGTTCTCTTTGCATCAGGATTTTTAATCGTTGTTGATTCATCAACAGCCATCATACAACTATTGGCATACACAAACTTATGTGCAAACTCTACACCCTTATCAGTGGACAAAGCTTCTACATTCATAATTAATATACGTAGATCTTCGCCTGGTTTAAATAAACTCTTTAACAAGGTATCTTGTTTTTTAGATATAGTTGCTTTCCATAAGACAGTAGTATGTTCAACATGATCAGCTAGATGAGTAGGTAACTCAGAATCATACCAATTTTTATAAACACCTTTTGGAGCTATGATAAGAGCAGCGTTAATCTTACCTGCATCGTAAAGCATAGCAATATTATCAATCAGTACCTTTGATTTACCTGTACCCATTTCCATAAAATAGGCATAAACTTTTTTATTATGTGACCTTTTAAGAGCATCAATCTGATGCTTATAAGGCTTTGTTTTAAACTTATATTTCATCTCTTCTTTCTATTTGACTTTTTATATAATAATCCTTATACCTTTGTCAATGAAAGATAGTATGAATTATTCAGACATTAAAAACCCTAAGTCTGTGGTTTACATATTACAAGAATTACCAGGGACCAAAATGGGCGCTCCTAAATACAATATCGTAGGTGCATCTAAATTTGGCGAACTTAAAACTTTACTACCTGAAAACTCACAAATTATAATGTCTCCAGGACCTTTAATATTCAAATTGCGGAAACTGTTAAAAGATTTTTCCCCTAACGATTATTTACTTTTAACAGGTGATCCTGCCATAATTGGCATTTCGTGTTCAATTGTGGCAGAGATTACAGGGGGAAAATTTAGTTTTTTAAAATGGGATAGACAAGAAAAAACTTACTACCCAATAAAAGTCAACTTATACGAGAAGGGGGCTATTGAAGATTAAACTTGACATAGGATTTTATAGTATTATATTTAGCTGCTAAAGAAGAAGAGCTAAAAAAGTTAAAGAAAGATGTAGATATTATTTCAGGTGAAGTCATACCAACAATGATGCAGGAGATGAATCTATCAACTTTAAAATTAGCAGACGGATCTTCAGTTGAAGTTAAACCCGTCTACGGTGCTTCTATTCCATCTAAGAAGAAGGAAGAAGCATTTAATTGGCTTCGTAAAAATGACCTAGGCGATCTTATTAAAAATGAGATTACCGTTTCCTTCGGTCGTAACGAAGATAACAAGGCTATGGCTTATGCTAACCTTGCACAAGGTCAAGGGTATCAACCCGTCCAGAAACTAAAGGTTGAACCAATGACACTTAAAGCATTAGTCCGTGAGCGTCTCGAAGCTGGACAAGAGATGCCTACGGACTTATTTAACGTGTTCGCAGGAAACAGAACTAAAATAACAAGGAAATAAGAACAATGAGCAAAGAGCAACTAGTAAAAAAACCTAAAGCAGGTGCATTAGCTACGATTGATTTCGAAGCTGATGCAGGTAAAGGTATGGAGAACATCACACCTGATGATCTTGCATTACCTTTTCTTAAGATACTTGGTCAGTTATCTCCTGAAGTAAACAAGAGAGACGGCAAGTATGTAGAGGGCGCTCAACCTGGAATGATATTCAATTCAGTGACGAACGAACTCTTTGATGGTGAAAAAGGAATACATGTTATTCCTTGTCACTATAAATTAGAATATGTTGAATGGAGAGACAGAGGTAAAGATGGTTCAGGAGCACCTGTAAATATTTATCCTGGTTCTTCAGACATCATGACTAAAACGACTAGAGGAGCAGATTTTAAAGATAGATTGCCTAATGGTAATTATATTGAAAAAACTGCGCAACATTTTGTGATTGTTGCTGGAGATAGTCCATCAACAGCCCTCATAGCCATGAAATCTACACAGTTAAAAACGAGTAGAAAATGGAATAGTGTTATACATGGAATGAAGTTACCAGGTAAAAATGGTCTCTACACTCCTGCACCTTATAGTCATAAATACCTTTTAAGAACGATACCACAATCAAATGACAAGGGAACTTGGTTTGGTTGGGAAGTATCTAAGATGGGTATTCTTGACGATGCAGCACTTTATCAGCAAGCAAAAACATTTGCTGGTAGCGTTTCTAAAGGAGACGTCCAAGTAAAACATGGTGAAGAACAAGTAAGTTCAAACGAGGGACACTACTAGTATCCTAGGTAACGGGGTAGCGACGGGAGACTGAAGCTACCCTGTTTAAAATTCGCATGGAAAAAAAGTTTGTTCAGATATTTAATGGATTAATGCGTGATTATGGTTACGCTAAAATTAAAGGTGCCTCTAAAGATCCCACTACAGGTAAATTAAAAGCTGATCATGGATGGTCAGGTAAACCAATTAAAGATTCAGATTACATGGATCATTTAAATGGTGTTAAATCGATTGGTATACAACCTTGTGATGATGACGGTATGGTTAGTTTTGGTGCTATCGATGTCGACTCAAAAGCTTATCATAGTTTTAGTCCACAAAAATATTTACAAAAAATAAGTGAAAACAATCTACCTTTAATTCCTGTTAGATCAAAAAGTGGTGGATTACATTTATATGTACATACAAAAGAAAAAGTAAAAGCTAGTTTTATTAGAAATTTTTTAGATAAATTACTATTCACATTAGATCTTAAACCAACAACAGAAATTTATCCAAAGCAAACGGAACTTGGAACAGGACCCGATGGGACTTATACAAACGGTAATTTTATTAATCTTCCTTACTATGGAAAAAAAGAAAGAGTTGCTTTAAATTTAAACGGTCAAGAATTTACCTTTGATCAATATATACAAGTTGTAGAAGCTAATACTAAAACTGAACAAGAACTAAATGACTTTGGTGATAGTCATATGAAAAAGGTATTGGTAGGTGGTGCAGAGGAATTTACAGATGGTCCACCTTGCTTACAAAAAATGTCTCAAATGTATAATCAAAAAAATAAAATGGAAGATGAAAGAGATCGTTTCTTATATAATTACATGGTCTTTGCTAAAAAGAAATATCCTGACACGTGGGATAAAAAAGTATTAGATGCAGCTAGAGAATATTTACTTTATGACAATGTATGGGGTGATAAAAAAGTAGAGGAGAAAATTAAGTCTTGGAAAAAACCCACCGCAGGTCATACATGTGAAGAAGATCCTATAAGAAATTATTGTATTAAATCAGAGTGTGCTAAAAGAAAACATGGTTACATGTCAGATAAAGTTAAAAAATTTCCACAGTTATCAGCTTTAATTAGAATAGATTACCAACCTGAACCTGAGTTTAGATTTACAGTTCACTATAATGACAAAGAAGAAGGAGAACGTAGTAAACAAGTTGTTGCAAGGGATGTTAATTATCTTATGGATATGGAAAAATGTAGAAGACTAATAGCTTCACATACTCCAATAGCACCTCCACGTATTAAAGGAGATGAGTTTCAAACTATACTAGATACCTTAAAACAATCAGAAACTGTGCAACCCCCTCCACCAGGTACTTCACCAAAAGAACTATTGAAGAAATATTTAGAGGATCATATCTATGGTGTCCCTGCAGTAAGTGATGCTTCATTCAAGAGCGGTTCAGTTTTAATAGAAGATGGCTTTGCATATTTTACTATGGAAGTATTTTTTAATTATTTAAAAAATAAAGAATGGAAAATGAAAATAGAACGGACAGGTAGAATGTTGATTGAAGAGTTTAAAGCAGAACTAGGCCATCAAAAACGTTATCCTAAAAAAGAAAAAGATAAAAGATCTAACAATCCTACAAGATGTGTAAAGATACCAATGACTTTCTTTGAGAGACTAGAAGAAGAGGTAGAAATTTTACCTATGAAAAACAAGAGTGAGGTGATGTGATAAAAAAATTTTATGGACCCCCAGGCACGGGAAAAACAGAGAAACTTATTAGAAGAGCTCTAGCATATGTACGATCAGGGACACCCATTACAGAAATAGGATACTTTGCTTTTACAAGAAAAGCAGCCAACACAGCTAAAGAAAGAATATTAGAAAAGAATCCACATTTTCATAAGAAGAAAGATTTAAAATACTTTCAAACCTTACACTCTTTGGCATTTAGAACTCTTGGTTTGAGTGAGGATAATGTTATGCAAGACTATCATTATGATGATCTTGGAAAAATATTAAGTATTAGTGTTAAGGCAAAGCGAGATATAGACTCATCTCCTTATTTAACTTGTGATAACGAATATTTTCAGATCATTACTAAAGCTAGAGAAAAAAATATTGAGGTATGGGATGAATATTGCACAGGAGAATATGATAAAAATATTGTTCCCAATACATTAAAACACATAGCAGCTAATTATATTGAGTATAAAAAGAAAAACACGCTTATTGATTATACAGATATGATTCATCAATTTATTCAAAGAAAAGAACTATGCCCTAAATTTAAAGTTGTCTTTATAGATGAGGCACAAGATCTGTCCCCAATACAATGGATGATGTATGATATATTAAAATCAAATGCAGATGATGTTTATTTAGCAGGAGATGATGATCAAGCCATCTATGCTTGGGCAGGAGCAGATGTAGATAGATTTATTCAAGAACCTGCTACAGAGATCGTGTTAAAAAAATCACGAAGAGTTCCTAAAAAAATCCAAGATGTTTCTAATATTATAGTAAGTCGCATTCAAGGTTTGAGAGCAGACAAAGTTTATCATGCAAGAGAGGAGGATGGATCTTGTATGACAATTAATAATTTAGACAGCTTAGATTTAGGTAAACATCATTGGCTTATTTTAACTAGAACCATTGCAAAATCTATGCAAATAGCCAAAATTTTAAAGGAAAAAGGTATTTATTTTGAGAACAAATATGTCAAAGGAATTATAGTAAAATTATACAAATCAGCTATTCACTATACTAAATATGTTGAGGGTGAAGATCTACAAGATACTCAGATAGAAGATATTCAAGATTATACTTCATTAGAAAAAGATGATTGGTCAAAAGAAATACCTTGGTTTGAGGCTTTTGACAAAGCTAATTTTGAAGACAAGAATTATATCAGATTACTACTATCTAATAAAGAAAAATTAAATGAAGATCCAAGAGTAAAAGTTTCTACCATTCACGCTGCCAAAGGTGGTGAGTCCATGAATGTAATTTTAGTTTTAGATAACGCTAGAAAAATAAGAGAAGCTGTGTTAAAAAGTATTAAAAAAAGAGATGAAGAACATAGAGTTTGGTACGTTGGAGTCACACGTAGTAAAAAGAATTTATACTTGATGAGAGCAAAAATAGAAAGACATGGTTATCAACTATGACACATTCAGATATATTTAAAGATTTTAATAGACGAGCACACGATAGACAAGTTGGTGGCCGACACTATAAAGGTTATGCCATTCAGCCATATGATTTTATTTCAAAAAATAATTTATCTTTTTTTCAAGGGGTGTGTATCAAATATATAATAAGGTATTTAGAAAAGGGAAAAGAACAAGATTTAGAAAAAGTAAAACATTATTGTGATTTAGAAATAGCAAGATTAAAAAAGAAAAAATGATTATACCAAAGTTTGAAGCACAGACAGAGTGGATTGAACCTGATGAATACCCCGATCTAAGACCTTATGATGAGGTTGCCATTGACTTAGAAACTAGAGATCCTGACTTAAAAACTAGAGGCAGTGGATCTGTAATAGGCAATGGTGAGGTTGTAGGTATAGCCGTAGCTGTTCCTGGTAGAAAATTTTATTTTCCCATTGCTCATGGATCTGGCCCTAACATGAATAAAAAGAAAACATTAGAATGGTTTAAAGATATTTTATCTTCTGACTCTACCAAAATATTTCACAATGCAATGTATGATGTGTGTTGGATTAAATCAATGGGTTTTAAAATCAATGGTTTAATTGTAGATACAATGATTGCTGCTTCTCTTATCGATGAAAATAGATTTAAATATGATTTAAATAGTTTATCATGGGACTATTTAGGTTTTGGTAAATCAGAAGTTGCTTTGGTTGAAGCTGCTAAATCAAGAGGACTAGATCCAAAGGCAGATCTTTGGCAATTACCTGCAATGGAAGTTGGATCTTACGCAGAGAGAGATGCTGAATTAACCTTAGATCTTTGGCAAATTTTTAAAAAAGAAATAGTTTATCAAGATATTGAATCTATATTTAATTTAGAGACAGATCTTTTTCCTTGTCTTGTTGATATGCGTTTCTTAGGTGTTCGAGTGGACGTAGAACGAGCGCATCAATTAAAAAAGCAACTAATATCACAAGAAGAACAACTGCTCCAAAACATAAAAAAAGAAAGTACAATAGAACCTCAAATATGGGCTGCACGATCGATTGCCAAAGTTTTTGATAAACTTGGTTTAGATTATGATAGAACCTTAAAAACAAAATCACCTTCCTTTACTAAAAATTTTTTACAAGAACACAAACATCCTGTAGTTAAGATGATAGCAAAAGCAAGAGAGATAAACAAGGCACACACAACTTTCATTGATACAATCATTAAATATCAACATAAAGGTAGAATACATGCAGAAATTAATCAGATAAGATCTGATTTAGGAGGCACTGTTACAGGCAGATTTAGTTACAACAATCCAAATCTTCAACAACTTCCCGCAAGGAACAAGGATCTTGGACCTATGATTCGTTCTTTATTTTTACCTGAAAAAAATTGTACGTGGGGATGTTTTGACTACTCACAACAAGAACCTAGATTAGTTGTTCATTATGCAACATTACATAATTTTCCAACGGTAGGTGGTGTTGTTGATTCTTATGAAAATGATTCGTCAACAGATTTCCATCAAACCGTAGCTGACCTTGCAAAGATACCTAGATCTCAAGCTAAGGTAATAAATTTAGGATTATTTTATGGAATGGGTAAAGCTAAATTACAAGCAGAATTAGGAGTTTCAAAAGAAAAAGCAGCAGAATTGTTTGACCAATACCATGCGAGAGTACCTTTCGTTAAACAATTAATGAATTCGGCCTCTAATCGAGCTCAAGAACGTGGTCAAATACGTACCCTTCTTGGTCGACTATGCCGATTTCATTTATGGGAACCGAATCAGTTTGGTATGCACAAAGCCTTATCACATGAAGATGCGTTAAGGGAACACGGACCAGGGATTAGAAGAGCTTACACATACAAAGCTTTGAATAAATTAATACAAGGGTCAGCAGCAGATATGACAAAAAAAGCAATGTTAGAACTTTACAAAGAAGGTATAATAGCACACATACAAATTCATGATGAATTAGATTTATCTGTTGAGTCAGATAAACATGCTAAGAAAATAATTGAGATTATGGAAAATGCTGTTAAATTAGAGGTTCCTAACAAAGTAGACTTTGAGTCGGGTGAGACTTGGGGTGATATTTATGATTAACTATGGCTTATCTAAATGCAAACATACCTGTAGAGTACGCTCAAATAAAAAAAGAATATTTATATGATCTTAAAAGTCATCATGGTGAAGTTGAGGATTGCATTATCTTTGGTCTTAGTGCCATTACGGGCAAGTCTATTCTTTTTCACGCAATTATGGAGAATGGTGCAATCTTTTATCGTTTACCAATTAGTGCCTTTATTCAAAGAGGTTTTAAACCGGAAGATGTTCCTAGGCGTAGACTTGATGAGTTACAGCTTTGGAATTGTTTTAGTTATTATCCTTCTGTTCATTCTTGGGATATCCTAGAAGGACAAGCAGGAAAATACATAGGAAAAGACAAGAAATGGCACCCGGGCAAGTACTTATTTACGGTTGACTTTGCTCATCCAGAGCCTAATATCCTAGATACGGATCATTCAGAGATACCGCACGAGCACAAATGTGCTCACATCATAGCCCTAGACGACGGGAACTATGCAGCACAACCCAACAATAGATGTATATGGGATATACCATCGTTTACGGTGAAAAATAACATCCCAGATTGGAAAGTGCAAACATCTGAATGGAACGTAGAGAACACAAGTAAATGGAAGACCGAAGATACGGATAACTTCTTTTACGAAATTGAGGAGAAGAAACATGATTAAAAAAATTTGGGCTAAAATAAAAGCTGGTTGGAATTGGATCGTGTCAAAATTCTGGCAGGACTAATTTATGGCACTAAAAATTTCTGAATCCGCATCCGTACAAATGCCAATGAAGACGGTTGCTAGTTTAATCGCGATGGTC